GAGCCTACGGCTTGATGGGCCAGGAAATGATCGGCTGGCTCACCCACCTGCAGCACACCCGGCGCAAGAACGTCTGGTTCGTCGGAATCTTGAACGAGGCCCTGGACGATTTCAATCGGCGTGTCTTCTCACTGCAGATCGATGGCTCCAAGACCGGCCTGGAGCTGCCGGGCATCGTGGACGAAGTGGTGACGCTGGCCGAGATCAAGAGCGATGACGGCGCCAGCTACCGCGCCTTTGTCTGTCACACGCTCAACACCTGGGGCTATCCGGCCAAGGATCGCTCCGGACGGCTCGATGCCATCGAGGAGCCGCACTTGGGGCGCCTGATGGAAAAGATCGCAGGCCCCGCAAAACCCGCCAATGAGCGCCTCGACTTCGCCCGACCGCCAGCCATTGCCGCAGCTCCTGCTGCCGTGACCGCTGTGCACGCCGACGCCGTAACTGTCACCACCACACCCACTTCATTCAACCCCATTCAGGAGTCCTGATCGTGAACTACTTCGATTTCAATTCCGCGTCTGAGCCGTCTTCGTTCGACATCATCCCCAAGGGCACTTTGGTTCGCGTGCGCATGACGGTCAAACCCGGTGGCCATGACGATGCCTCGCAGGGCTGGACCGGTGGCTACGCCACGCGCAACACCAACACCGGCTCTGTCTACCTGAACTGCGAGTTCGTGGTGACCGAGGGCGAGTTCGCGCGGCGCAAGATGTGGTCGCTCATTGGCCTGCACAGCCCCAAGGGCCCTGAGTGGGCCAACATGGGTCGCACCTTTGTCAAGGCGGTCCTCAATTCGGCGCGCAACGTCCACCCGGGCGACAGCAGTTCGGTGGCTCAAAACGCACGGCGCATCAGCGGCTTTTGCGATCTGGACGGCATCGAGTTCCTGGGCAAGGTCGACTGGGAAAAAGACCAGAACGGCCAGGACAAGAGCGTCATCAAGTCAGCAGTCACGCCCGACCACAAGGACTATGCCGCCGCAATGGGGTCGCCACGCAGTCCGGTTGCTGCGCCTGCAGCACCGGCTCCCAACCCCTATGCGCAGGCCGCGGGCCGCCCCCCGGTGCCGGGCGTTCCAAGCTGGGCGCAATAAGGAGTTGCCACCATGATGCTTCGCCCCCGCCAAGCCTTGTTGGTCCATAGAACCCTCGCAGCCCTCAATCAATACGGCAACACGCTGGCTGTCGCACCCACGGGATCGGGAAAAACCATCATGCTGTCAGCGGTCGCTGGCAGCATGCTCGAGGATCCTGATGCCAAGGCGTGCATCCTTGCGCACCGCGGCGAGCTGACCGTGCAGAACCGTTCCAAGTTCTCAAGGGTCAATCCCGGGGTCTCAACTTCGGTAGTCGATGCCCATGAGAAATCCTGGGCGGGCCGTGCCACCTTCGCCATGGTTCAGACCCTCTCACGCAGGGCGAACCTCGACCAAATCCCTTCGCTGGACGTGTTGGTCATCGATGAGGCGCACCATGCCGCCTCACCGAGCTACAGAGCGGTCATCGACGAGGTCCAGTCCCGCAATCCAAAGGCCGTGATCTGCGGCCTGACGGCCACTCCCAATCGGGGCGACGGTCAAGGCCTGCGCGAGGTCTTCTCCAACGTCGCTGACCAGATCACGCTGGGCGAGATGATCGCGGCAGGGCACCTTGTTGCGCCACGCACCTTCGTGATCGACGTCGGCGTGCAGGACGCCTTGCGCCATGTCCGGCGCACCGCGATGGACTTCGACATGGACGAGGTCGCCTCCATTCTCGACAAGCAGCTGATCACTGAAGCGGTGATCAAGCACTGGAAGGCGAACGCATCCTCGCGCAAGACCATCGTCTTTTGCTCGACGGTGGCCCATGCCCAAAACGTCTGCGATGCGTTTGTCGACGCAGGCGTGCACGCCGTGTTCATCCACGGTGAGCTGTCCGATGTGGACCGCAAGGCGCGACTGGCGAACTACGAGACTGGGCGTGCTCAGGTGGTGGTCAACGTGGCGGTGCTCACCGAAGGCTACGACTACACGCCCACCAGCTGCGTTGTTCTGCTGCGGCCCAGCTCCTATAAGTCCACCTTCATCCAGATGGTCGGTCGTGGTTTGCGCACTGTCGACCCTGATGAGTTCCCGGGCGTGATCAAGACCGAGTGCATCGTGCTGGACTTCGGCACCGCCAGCCTGATGCACGGATCGATTGAGCAGGAAATCAACCTCGACGGGCATCTGGGCGAAGGTGAGGCGCCAACCAAGGACTGCCCAGATTGCGGCGCCATCGTTCCGCTGGCCTGCATGGAGTGCCCGCTGTGTGGACATGTGTGGGAGCGGGAGCCGCACGAACTGGGCGTGCTGGCGGACTTCGTCATGAGCGAGATCGACCTGCTCAAGCGCTCTAACTTTCGGTGGTGCGACCTGTTCGGGCATGACGACGCACTGATGGCCACGGGCTTTAGCGCCTGGGGCGGCATCTTCTTTCTCAACGGCCGCTGGCACGCCGTCGGTGGGGGTAAGGATTTGAGGGCGCACCTGTTGGGTGTCGGCGAGCGCACGGTCTGCATGGCCCGGGCCGACGACTGGCTCAACGACCACGAGTCCGCCGACTCCGCCTACAAGACCCGGCGCTGGCTCAACGAGCCCCCGACCGACAAGCAGCTGCGCTATTTGCCCGAGGCGATGCGTGCTGATTTTGGACTGACGCGTTACCAGGCCTCCGCCCTGCTGTCGTTTCAGTTCAACAAGACCCAGATCCAGCGCCTGGTGGTGGCGGCCAATGACGCCTGCCGGGAGGCGGCGTGACGGGCGGCGTGAGGTCAGGCATGGCGCGCATGACCTGTGCGGTGTGCTCGCGCCAAGCCCGCGGCCTGGGCTGGTTCAACCCCAGGCTCCGGCGCGGTGACCCGCGTCGTGATTCAGACCGTTGGGTGTTTTGCTCCCGGCGCTGTCAAAACGCGTTTTCAACGCTCATGAAAAAAGCGGAGGGAAAGATGACGGATCCAAGTGAGATGGAGACCGCGGCCATGGGTGCCTGCCTGTCGCCGCTGGGCGAGTATGTGGGCTCCATTGGTATGGGGCGTCCATTGGCCGACTACACCCGCCAGGAGGTCTTGACCCTGGTTGAAGTGGTGGTCACAGCCTACCAGCAGCACATGCTCATTGAGCATGAACGCCTGGCAGCGCGCGAGCGCGCCTTCTTTGACTAGTCCCCGGCCCGCCTGGAACTGGCCGCGTCGGCGGGAGGTGTTCTGTGACGCTGGATTTCAATCACCGGCCCACGCTGGATGCCCAGATCAGCAGCTTGATCGATCAGGCGCTGACCCGGGAGCGTGCCAGCCAGACGCCACGTGACTATCTCGGCGCATCGCGTCTGGGCGTGGCCTGTGAGCGCGCGCTGCAGTACGAGTACACCCACACGCCGGTCGACGACGGGCGCGACTTCTCGGGGCGCTTGCTGAGGATCTTTGAGGTCGGCCACACGCTGGAGGATCTGGCCATCCGCTGGCTGCGCTTGGCCGGCTTTGATCTCTTTACCCGAAAAGCCCAGGGTGGCCAGTTCGGCTTCTCGGTGGCGGGCGGGCGGATCCGGGGCCATGTCGATGGCATCCTGAACGCAGGGCCTGCCGATCTGGGGGCCTTCGGCATGGGTTACCCGGCTATCTGGGAGTTCAAGACAATGAACGACAAATCCTGGCGTGACACGGTCAAGCAGGGTGTAGCCCGCTCCAAGCCGGTCTATGCTGCACAGGTCGCGGTCTACCAAGCCTACATGGAAGCCAGCGTGCCGGGCGTCTCAGCCAACCCGGCCCTGTTCACTGCGGTCAACAAAGACACCCAGGCGATCTGGTGTGAGTTGCTGCCCTTTGATGGCGGGCTGGCGCAGCGCATGTCGGACCGCGCAGTCAAGGTCATCACCGCGACCGATTCGGGCGAGAGCTTGCCTCGCTTTGCCACGACGCCCACCCATGTGGAGTGCAAGTTCTGTGCGTGGCAGCAGCGGTGTTGGGGAGTGGCGTGATGAGTGGGTGCACCGGGCACAGGACTCAGTGCAGCGCGGCCAGGGCCAACTCTGGGTTGCGGTCCAGCACCTTTAGTAAGGCTTTGGCAGCACCCGTGGGCGTGCGCTTGCCTTGCTCCCAATTGCGGATGGTGTCCAGGGACACCTCGATGCGGCGAGAAAACTCCGCCTGGGTCAGCCCCAGGCGCTTGCGAACCCGGCGTGCGAAGCGAGCAGCGTCCATCACGGCCTCCTGCTCATCTTGGGCCTGCTGGCGCGCCAGTTCCTGCTCAGTTGCCCCATCAACGCGGGCCGCATCAATGCGCCCCAGCGCGACGGATGCGGGCTTGTTGGGGTCAATCGTCACGCGAACGGTCTTCATAGTGTGTCATTTCTCGCTGGTTGGCCTTGCGGGCCGAGATGATGCGCATGGCTTGTTCTCGGGGGGTATAGACGATTACAAACAGACGTTGCTCGACCTTGCCCATCAGTTGGTAACGCTCTTCGCCATAGCTGTGGCGGTCATCGGGCCGGATGATGCGGTTCGGATCAAAAAACGCCTGTGCCGCATAGGCAAAGTCAAACCCCCGCTCCCTGAAACACAGCTCGCTTTTGCCGTCATCCCACTCAAATTGCATGGCGTGAATGTAGTTCAATGGACGACTTTCTGTCAAGACACCGATATCGCACCCGCGCCCCAGGAGAGGAGTCTGCG